TAGACAACGCAGGTTCTTCCGGCGCGCGCCCACGCCGACGGCCCGGGCCTCAACCCACCCGGAACCGTCACCCCGGCCGCCGTCAGGCGACCGAGAACCGCAGAAGCTTGATCGCGGCGAAGTCGCTCACGTCGCCGCCCACGCGCTTCGTGGCGTAGAACAGGACGTGCGGCTTGGCCGAGAACGGATCGCGCAGGATGCGCAGGTCGGGACGTTCGGCCACCGTGTAGCCCGCCGCGAAGTCGCCGAAGGCGATGGCGTCGGCCCCCGGCGCCACGTCCGGCATATCCTCGGCGACGAGCACCGGATAGCCCATCAGGCGCGCGGGCTCGCCCGCCGCCAGACCGTCGGACCAGAGAAACCGGCCATCCGCGTCCTTGATCTTGCGCACGAGCCCCGCGGTCTTCGAGTTCATCACGAAGGCCGCGTTCGCGCGGTACTGCGCGCCCAGCGCATAGACCACGTCGACGATCGCGTCCGCCGGCGCCACCGGGTCGAAGCTGCCGCTCGCCCCCGTCGGCACGTAGCCCAGCGCGCCCCAGGCCCAGATCGCGTTGTCGACCTTCGGGCGCGACAGGAACCCGCGCGGCTTGTCGACGCCGTCGCCGGTGACGAAGGCCGCCGCCTCGGCGCGGGCGAACCTGTCGGCGATCCGCGCCGCCAGCCAGCCCTCGATGTCGAACGCGCTGTCGTCGAGCAGCCGCTGCGACGCCTTGGGCATCGCCGACAGCTCGTGCAGCGGGATGGTGATGCGCTCGATCTGCGGCGTGTCGCTCTCGGCCGTCGATCCCGTCTCGCTCGCCCAGCCCGAGCCCACGTCGGTATGGTCGATCAGCACGTCGAAGGACGTGGCCTCGACGTTCACGACGCTCGCCACCTGCCGGATCGACGCGGTGGACTTCAGCACGCTCCGCACCGTGTCGGCGGTCTGCGGATCGACCAGATAACCGCCGTCCGCCGCCACCGCCGTGGACAGCGCCTTGCCCTCCACCTCAAGGCCGCGCAGCCCGTCGTCGTCGCCCGTCCGCAGATAGGCCGCGAAGGCCTTCTGGTGCGGCGCCTCGGTCTCGGCGGTGGCCGACAGCGCCGGACGGCGCGAAAGGGGGGATTTCCGATCCAGCATGGTCAGTCGCTCTTCCTGTTTGTGAAGTCGTTCGGTGATGTCGCTCATGAAGCCCGCCAGCGCGGTCTTCAGTTCGGCCGCAGGCCCGCCGTCATCCGGCAAGGCGCCCGCGGACCGGGACGGTGTCTCGGTCTTGCTCATCGCAGGGTCCTCTGTCGCGTGGTTGGGGCCGGCTCAGTCGCGGGCCAGGGCGCGGCGGGCCGCCTCGACGGCCGCCGCCATCTCGCGCAGGACATCGCCGTCGGGGGCATCCCCCTTGGCGCCGACCCGCGCATCGGGAAGCATCGGGAAGGTCACGAGCGACACCTCCCAAAGCTCCAGCTCCGACAGGCGCCGCCGGCCCCTGTCGTCCTTCGTGGCCTTCAGCGTGCGGTACCCGATCGACAGCCCGTCGATCGCCCCCGCCGCGACCAGCGCCGCCGCCTCGCGCGCCCGGGCGACGTCGGTCAGAAGCCGCCCCTTCACGTAAAGCCCGCGCTCGTCCTCGCGCACCTCGTCCCAGACGCCGATCGGCTCGGCCGGGTCGTGCTGCCAGAGCATCTTGACGGACCCGCCCCGCGCCTTGAGCCGCGCCAGCGCCGCGCCGTAGGCCCCGGGCTCGACCACGTCGCCGCCCTGGTCGAGCTTGCCGAAGACCGAGGCATAGCCCTCGATCACCCGCCCCTCGGCCAGCGTCACCTCGGCGCCCAGCGCCGTGAACTTGTGCTCGAGCATCTCCGCCACCCCCTTCATCGCGCGTCCTCCGCCGGCAGCGGCGGCAGCCCCAGAAGCGCCCGCTTCTCGGCCTGCGTCAGGAAATCCGCCTCCGCGACCCGTCGCCACTGCGCGTCCCGCTCGGCCCCCAGCGCCGGCACCTGGTCGAGGTCGGGCTTCAGCGTGACCTCTTCGCCCAGATGCCCGCCCAGCCAGTGCCCGAGCGCCGAGGCGACCCGTGCGGCCAGCGGCAGCACCGTCAGCCGGTAGAAGGCGCGGTTGGCTTCCTGGTAGTTCGCGTAGGTCGCGTCGCCCGGAATCCCCAGGAGCATCGGCGGCACCCCGAAGGCCAGCGCGATGTCCCGCGCCGCCGCCTCCTTCGTCTTCTGGAACTCCATGTCCGAGGGGCTGAACCCCATCGGCTTCCAGTCGAGCCCGCCCTCCAGCAGCATCGGCCGCCCCGCGTTCCGCGCGCCCTGGTGATGCGCCTCCATCTCCTCGAGCAGCCGGTCGTACTGGTCGGCCGTCAGGCTGCCCTGCCCGTCCGCGCCGCGATAGACGATCGCGCCCGAGGGCCGCGCCGCGTTGTCGAGAAGCGCCTTCGACCAGCGCGCGGCCGAATTGTGCACGTCGATCGCCTGCGCCGCCGCCGACAGGGGCGACAGCCCGTAATGGTCGTCCTGCGGATGGAAGCTGCGGATATGGCACACGGGCGACGGCCCCTCGCCCACCGCGAAACGGTGCTTCTTGGCGCCGACCGCGTAGTCGTAGCCCACCGGCCAGCCGTCGGTGCCCGGCACCACGCTCATGCGGTCCGACCGCAGGACATGCAGCTCCTCTGGCATCCCCCGCGCGCCCGCCACCGCCTCGACATAGGCGTTCCCGCTCAGCAGAAGCTGGGCATACACCGCCTCGAACAGCTCGGCCTGCCCCTGCGCCGCGTTCGGCCGCGCGATCAGCCGCAGAAGCGGATGGTCGTCATAGCGCCGTCCCGCATCCTGGCAGACCAGCGGCAGCGCCGCCGCGGCCTCGGCGATCAGCTTCACCGACCGGAACCCCACCGGGTTCCCGGTGAAGCCGTTCTTCATCAGGCTCGCCGCGTCCCGCGGACTCCAGGCCGCGCGCCCCGCGCCGTGATAGGCGATCACCGCCCCCGCGGCCGAGGCCTTCGCCTCGACCGGCGGGGCCGCCGGCCGCTTCAGAAAGTCGAACACCATGCGGAGTTGCTCCTCGCGCTAGTCGCGCTGCCTCAGGCCAGCGCCCGGACCCTCGGCCGGCGCCACTGCGCCGCAGGGTCGATCATCAGGTCGGTCAGCGCCCAGACGAGCGCGTCGAGCCGGTCGGGACTCCCCGCGCCCTCGAACCCGCGCGCCGTCATCCGGCACATCTGGTCCTCGAGGCGCGCGAGCCCCCGCAGGTGCTTCACCCGCCCCTGCTCGTACAGCGCCGCCACCGGCTCGGCCCGCAGCGCCTTGCCGCGCTTCGCCGTGACCTTGCGATAGGGCACGAAGGGATCGACCTGCCGCAGCACCGCCTCCACCAGGTCGCCGCCCTGGTTCGTCTCGGCCACGATCCGGTCCGCCCCGTGCCGGTCGCGCGCCGCCACCGCCCGTTCCGCCCAGTCGAGGGGCGAGGCCCCGGCGACGCTCGCATCCTCCAGCACATAGGCCCGCCAGTCCGTGGGGTCGCCCCCCATGCGGACGCCCGCCACCACGATCCCGCAGGCATCCGACCGCGCGTGCCCCGTCACCGGCGGGTCGACAGCCACCACGATCCGGTCAAGCGACGGCGTCGTCTCGCAGCGCGCCGCCTCCAGCATCGACAGCGTCCAGAGCGCGCCTTCGGCGTCCTCCAGCATCTCGCCCTCGAGCTCCTGCCGCCCCCGCCGTGTGCCCGCATAGCGCGCCAGCACCTCGTCGAGGAACGACCGCGCCAGGTTCGCGCGGTTCGTCTCGGTCCGCGCATGGGTCACCACGGTCGACGGGCTCGCAAGGATGCCTTTCAGCACGCCCACGTTCTGCGGCGTCGTCGTCACGCATTGCCGGGGATGCGCGCCCAGCCGAAGGCCGAACTGGAGCATGTCCCAGCTTTCCTCGGCCTTCTTCCACTTCGCGAGCTCGTCCGCCCAGGCCGCGTCGAACTGCGGCCCCCGCAGCCGGTCGGGGTCATGCGCCGAAAACACCGCCGCCTGCGCCCCGTTCGGCCAGACGAGCCGCTTGCGCGTCGCCTGCCACTCGGGCCGCCGGTCCGGCGGCGAACAGGCGAGGATGCCGCTGTCGCCCTCGATCATGACGCTCACGACCTGCTCGATCGTCTCGCCTACCAGAGCCACACGCGCGGACCGCCCGGCGTCGAGAGGCCGCGACCCCTCGACCTCGGCCCGCACCCACTCGGCGCCCGCGCGGGTCTTGCCCGCGCCGCGCCCGCCCAGGATCACCCAGGTCTTCCAGTCGCCGCCCGGCGGCAGCTGGTGCGGCATGGCCCAGAACTCGAACAGGTAAGGAAGCGCCAGAAGCGCCCCCTCGCCCAGTGCGTCAAG